GTTGTTCAATTGATGGTGGCAATTCTCGTTTGAATAGTTCAAGGAAAGTTGTGCCAGTTTCCTTTTCAGCCTGTGCAATTTCCCATGGAATAGTCCATTCTTCAAAAGACTTTCCATTTGCTAGTTTCCATTCTATTTGAATCTTAAACATTAGGTGACCCCTGTTCGTTAGTTACGCGATTGATACTGATCGGATTGGCATTGTTACTGAAACAGTTAATGCATCCGGTGCTGCGCCACCAAAATCTGGTCGCTTTGGCAAGACAGTCAAAGTCATAGTTTTGCTATTGATTTGAATTGTCATTGCTTGTGTTGTTGTTGGGTTTGTGTCGGCATCTGTCCAAAGCATGTCGCAGAATCCACCTGTAACTCCCCAGTCTTGCAGGATTTCAAGTGTTACTGAACCGACTTCTTTGTCCACTACATAATCGACTAATCCATTCAAGGTTTGAACAGTTGAGTTTGGATCATCTAGTGTTACTGTTGCGCTGATGATTTGATCATCATAGTTCACAGTTTTGTATGTTAAGGCAATACTTCTGCCTGTGATAACTGATGTTGGCATTTCTTTCCTTTCTTATGGATTGTAGATTGTAGTGATTGATATTTCAACCAAATAAACATCATTTGTGTTTGCTTGAGATATCCTTGGGCTCGAAACATTTTGAATCTGCCAAGTTTTTGGAATCAAAGGAAGCACGGCTGCAACCATTGTTTCAAGTTGTGTCAATGCACCAGGATTGCTATTTGGTGCGACAACAAGTTCAAGTATGTAATTAACGCGCCAGGCTTTATTGTTTCCAATTGTTACTGGTTCAAGCCAAGGGTTACCGGCAGCGATCATGATTGATGGTGTTGTAATTACTTCTGCACCAAAATCAACAACTGAATAATTGCTGTTTGATAAGATTGCTGTTTTTAAGGCTGCTCTGAATGCTGCTAAACTCATCCGATTAACGCCTCAACATCTATGTAAGCACCTAGCATTCCAACAATTCTGTTTTGTATTGTACGGCCTAAAATATAAGGGGCAGGAACAAAATCTAATCCATTCTGACTTGATCCGGCTGATGTGCGTGCTTTGAATACATCCAATGAAACTGTTAGCACTGCTGATTCAACTGGTGCAATATCATCATATTGTGATAAATCATTTGCTGATGCAAGTCCGTTTGGAATTAGATTATACCAATCGTGAATTGTTACTGCTGAAGTTGTAATTGTAAAAGTAAGTTCATCAACAACTTCTAAAACTGTTTTGCTGCCATTGACATGGGCTTGTATGCCAGTCATGACAACTGTTTGGCCTTTGTAAAATTTGTGTGGTTTGGTTGTATGCAAAGTTGTAATAGTTGATGTTTCATGTTTGTGTTTGTCAATTGGTGCATTCCATTTGACTAATAAATTACCGACTACTGATTCGGCTGTGTCAATGATTTCTGTTAATACGGCATCAGAATAAAGGGATGATGAAACACCATTGAGTGCAGTTCTTAATTCTGCTGGTGTGATGATTGATGCCATGTTTTACCTTTCGTGTGGTGTTACCTGGCAGGACAGGGGTCTAACCTGCCAGGCAACTTCTAGGGTCGCTAATTAAGCAACAGTCAAACTACGGAATGCAGTTGGATATTTTGGACAAGTGGCGACGTAGCCGTACACGCCGATTTCGATTTCGCCCGTTGATACTTGGTTGCTTCGAAGTTGGAATGCACTTGACTTGTACATGGTTGCTGCATCTGATGAATACACGATTCCACTGATGCCAGTTCCGGTGTCAATATTTGGATCAACAACTAATCCCAATCCTGCGATTGTTCCTGCTGTTGAGCCTTGTGTCATTAGACCAGCAGCGTTTTGTGGTGCTGCTGCTGCAAATAGTGGTCTTTGTGAACCATCTACTGCTGCAAGTAATGATGCAAAGTTTCCGGTGTCTGCAAGGAATCTGTTAGGAGTCTTGCGAAGTACGCCGTATGAATCTGCAATACCATCAGCAATTGCTGCGTACAAAGTTGCACCTGTTGATGAACCTGTTGCGCCACATGCAATTGAAAATGCATATGCATCTGCTTTTTGTGCCCATGATGCTGCAAGTTCGCGTAACAATACATCTAGGTAACTTGGGTCTGATCTGTCTAGAAGTTCAACAGATACTAGGTTTGCACCAGCAATTTTAACAACTGACACTTCGCGAGAAGTGATTGTTGTATCGGTTGAATCAAATTCAACTGCTTCTGCTGTAACTGCTGTTGTTGCTTGTGTGCCAATTACAGGTCGGTAGAATTTCATTCCACTTGCAGGCAATACGCCTTGTTCCAAACTGTTCGCAAACGGCATGGAATCATCAATGATTCCAATTAAATCGCGTAGATAGGTTGGTGGTACAACACCGATGTTTTCGGTTGTTGTTGCTGCATCAATTGCTGCAACTAAGTCGCGTGCATCTTGATTGCCTTGTGTTGCATTGAATTGTGCTTTCATGTATTCGCCAGCAGTGACATTTACATTCACGCGTGGTTTTGCATAAGCAACTGGTGCTGCTACTGCTTTAGAGGCTTCAACTGCAACTTCTGGCGCAGTTTCGACCACTGGAGTAACTTCGTCTGGATTTCCCATTGAAGTAACCTCACTTTCGGTTTGGTTTGTTTGTTCATCACTTGCGCTATTTGCAGTGACTTCTGTTTCGTCTGCTTGTTGAGCAGCGACATCTGTTATTTGTGCATCAGCAAATGCTGGAGTATCAACAACTGATACTTCCAAAATTGATGCTGCTGTCACATAAATTTCATTTTCTTTGTTTTCGTATTCGTCAATTGATGCACCGATTGACAATCCAGATTTTAATCCGTCTTGTGCAAGTGCAAGGATGTCATCACCGGCTGAAGTTCTGGCAACTTTGAATTTGCCAATGATTCCAATTGGTGTGACTTCGTGGTCAATCATTCTTCCACGAACTTTGTTCATGTCATGATCTTCATACAATTTCACATCTTCGCCAAGTTTCAATGATCCTTGTTCAAATACAACCTTGCCAAAATTAGTTAAGCCAGGTTTTCCAAATGGAACAATGATTCCAGTGATTTCTCGTTTGGATGTGTTTGCTGTTAATATGTCGCTGTTAAATTTAATTTCCATTATCTCACCAAATCTTCTTCCTCGCGTGCCTCTTCAACTGTGAGTACTCCCAGAGGAATTAGTTTAGAGTACACATCTGCCCTGGTTAATGGATCGCCTCGTAAGAAGTCATCCAAATCAAATTCAACATATTGTCCACGCACTGTCACATCATCCATTGATAGGCGTTGTTCAATTGCTGTTAATAGTGGTCGAAGTGAGAAGTCCAAAAGGGCTCTGCGTTCAGCAGTAACATTTGAGTAAGTCATTGAGTTTGTTGCTGCATCCAAATAATAGGATGGGATATTCATTAACCTAGCGCATTCTTTCGCAAGGTATTCTCTTGCCTCTGTCATCTGCAAATCTGCACTTGAAAATCCGATTTGTTGCATATCAACATTGTCTGAAAGGAATGCTGTTCCTTTAGTTTGGCGTGCTTGTTTCCATGCACTTAACAATGCTGTTGCTTTATTTGAGTCCATTGGCACATTTGCTTTTAATACAACTGATGGTGCAGGTGTTTCAGCATAATTAAACACTGCGCGTTCTAATGCAGCAGCAGTTCTGATTGTTCTGCCACCACGATTCAAAATTCCATCTGGATCAATACCAGTAAATTGAATCAGTGATCCAACACCGGAGTCTGGAAGTCTTTGTGCTTCAAGTTGGTAACCGATAACTATTTCACCGGTTGAATCAAGTACTTGTGAAACTCTTGGTGCATCAATCCATTGAATTTTGGATGGTCTGCCTGTTACTTCATCAAGTTCTCTAATTTGCCAATATGCAACACCATGAAATAAAAGATTTTCTGTTGTCATACCCATGACAACGGCAGTTGGCATTCTTGGGTCTGGGTTTTTAATTAACGCTGGTGTTGGTTCAACAAGTGATTTGTCAAATTCTCTTTTGACATGAAGTTTGAGTGATCCTGCTGTGCCTTTGATTATATTTGTGCCACGCGCAATTGCTGGAACACTTAGTGCTTCGCGTCTTGTTGCAAATGTTGATGTGACACCATCAAAGCCTGGTGACCAAACTGACAGTGGTTTATCTGGGAAAGTGTATGGTGCAATTGCTGCCTTTAATTGTGGCTGAATGTATTTTGTGAATATGCCCATAGTCTCGCAATTATCTCATAGTTGTTGCTTATATCAT